GATCCTTTACTAGTGGATTCGATCTATTGGCGTACACCGCGAACCCTGCCGACTGCAATAGGCTGATGTCAGATATTGAAGCATCGACCGTCTTACGTGATCCACCACTTGCATCGGGGTATATTCTGATTTGATGTTCGGGGTACTTCTGTTTGATGGTGGCTATTAATTCGGGTGTGTCGTATATGCCTGTTAGTTCATCCACCGCATGCCATACATTACCGCGCGTCACATACACTACGCCCGATCCATTGGTCACGTTAAAATCAACACCAATCCGTAGTAGTTCTTTTGGTTGTATTGTCTCGCGACTAGCACAGCGTTTACGTTCGTATGACCTAAACACCGTACCCGAAAACAGGTTTACAAATTGTCCGTTAAGGTATGCAGCCCTTAGTTCAGGGTTGTATGTATCAGCCAATGACTCAATGTATCCGTCCGGTAGGTTGGCTTCGTTGTCATAAGTGCTTGCTTGCACTAATCCGTAGTTCTTTGTTGCGTTCATCACAAAGCGTTGGTATATAAATTTATACCCTTCTGGCGTGGTGGTGACGCTTACCTTGTTTGGTGCGTTCTCCCATCGCATTCGTGCAATGATCTTCTGCCATGCTTGTTCGGCTTTGTTCGTATCCATCACATCAATCTCATCGACCAATGCATTGCCTATCTTAAAGCCGACTATTGATTGCGGTAATTGCATAGACCTACAGATCACCGTCCCTCGATACTTGCGACCATCAAAAAAATGTACCTCTTTGTTGCCCTCGCGTATCTCAACACGTAAGCCACAAAGGTCTGCCACCTCTTGAATAGTGGGGTAATAAATATCGCGTATTTGTGGGAAGGTGGGAGCAAAATATCCCTGATTGATTTGCGGATACTTCCAGAAGTCCAAGCACTGAGCCACACAACCTATAAACGTTTTGCCTGATCCATATCCTGCCACGTATGCTTTGAACTTGTGATCCATCGCCAGAAACTTACCTTGCGGTGTGTTAACCGATATTTGCATTTCTACTCTGATAACCTGGTGTTTGACCTGGCATCGACAATTTCAACTTGTATGCTCTTTGGTGTTGCGCTGTCACTCTCTGCAGCCTGATCGTTTTCGCGCCATCCAAATCGATTGCCCATATAAAGGCGAACTAATTGTGGTTGCGAGTCTCTCGAATACATCATCTTCTGAAATTCTGTTTCCCAATATGCCTCGCTGTAATCCTTCGCGCGCGTAACAGTGTGTAAAAAGTCAGAATGTTCATCCATCCAATTATAAATCGTTTTCCTACACACGTTTAAATGCCGCGCAACCTGGCAAATGCTTTTCCCTTGATCCATAAGACTTAATACAACATCTCCCAATTCAGGCGAATATTTTGTGGGCGCTCCCATTTTTTTACCCATAATAAAAAGCCTTTATTTGTGTGAAATTAGTTTACGCATATAGTGTATATAAGTATGATTATCTTACCTTGTTATGTTAAAATATATACTTAACTAAGGGGAAGTATTATGAATAATTTATTAGATCATCCTATCCAATGTCCAGAAGATGAGACAGGTATGAGCTGTTACGATTGGCATATGAGAGACAATAACCCAAATAATGAACCTTCTGATGATTGGGATTATATCAAGCATATCAAGCAGGGTAATCAGTATGCACCTTACTCACGCAATGAGATCAAAGAATGTCAAAAAGAGGTTAAACAGCGTTTAGCCGCTGAAGCTGCAAAGATCAAACGCGATGTCGATGATATGCAAGCAATATGCGCCAGATGGAAGCACCTTTAATGATGGGCTTCGAGGCTTTATCAATTGCAATGCTTTTTGCATTCATCGGATCAGCGGCCATTAATTCGCTGATCTATCTTTTCAATAAATATATAAGGGGCTACAAATGAGCAATATTACATACCATTCTTTGAGCGATTACGTTGGCGGCTCATGTATAACAAAAACCTTTGAGCTTGACGATGTTACGCATTCCGAACATCTAACAGCAATCAGCGACTGGCTAACCTCGATTACTGAGCGCCTAAACGATGGCGAACTACGCGAGGAATGGATTGTCTGCGACTATGAAGATGTACCTTCCGATTTTGTGGGCGAATACTCTATCGACGAATCGTTTTTTGATCTTATGGCCGCAATTGATAACTCTTATTACGACGCTGAAGTATTCCATGCAGGAATTGCGCTAGGTTTCAATATAGAGCAAATCGAAGATGCCTATTACGGCTATTTTGAATCCCATCGCGAACTAGGCGAATCACTGGCTGATGCTTGTCTCGACATACCCGAAAACATCGAATCTTATTTTGATTATGACGCTTACGGTCGCGATGAAAGCTATTCATTCTCAGAGCATGACGGCCATTATTTTAACTAAGGGGAAACAGCATGAAAATCAAACAGCACCATTTTGACTATCTAAAGTCTCAGATCGACCAGACTCTGGCGACCTATAACCAACATAATGAATTGGTCAGAGAATACGAACATAGATTGTTCAGTCGCGCAGAGTCCACAAAAAATATCCAACGTCGATTCTGTTTCGATGTTCTTTGGGGGTCTGGGTTAAATAAATTTGTCTGCGATAACCTGTATCCATATTTGAACGACGACCACATTTACACTGCATTAAAAGCAATATGTCCGACTATAAAAGAGGTGACAGCATGAAAACTGGACGATGGTATACAAGGGCAATAAACAGGGGCTATGGAGTTAGTGATGAAAGTTACGCAACTAAAGAAAAAGCCCAAAAAGCGGCTAATTACCGAATGAGAACAGAGGGCAGCAAAGTAGTTGTTGAGTTTTACGAAACTGACAGCAATGGCGATTTTAAGGAGGTAACAGTATGAATATCGAAGCCTTACCGATTACGGTAATTAATAACTTCATGCGCGGTGATTCATGCGCGATTGGTCAATTTCGCACCGATGGCGAATATTTGTACCTAAATAATGACGCTATCGCGTACCGCGATCAGTTCGGGGAGTGTTTCCGAATAGATCAACCCACCGCCACACCACCACCTAAAGAACCGCTTTTAAATCGGATTAATTCGCTTTTTAACTGGCAATTTCTCGCGGCATGGTTTGGCATAACTATTATTTATCTAATCATCGTCAATATTTTTTAAGGGGAAATACCATGAAACGCCATTTACTTCACAAACTAGCTACAGAGCATTCAGGCTGTTTTCATATCCATATCGACCAAAAAGAAATAATGTCCGATACCGATGGACAAAATTTACTTAATGCTAATTTTCAAGATGTGTCTTATAGCGATGATATGTCACCGTCTTTTTATCATGTGCGCGATTGGGGCAATCTTGATGTGCCTTGTATTTTTGGTATCCAAGAGCGCGACGACGACGAAAACTTTATCAGCGCAAAAATCATTTGGTGGATTAACAACGTAGCCAATCAAAACAACGACATTTATGAAACAGCGCAAGAAGCTATCGACGCATTCTTCAAACTATTTCCATTGAGTAAGTAAATCAAGCGCCTTCAATTGAGGGCGTTTTTTTGTACTAACTTAAATCAAAGGGGAAACACCATGACATTACAAGATGCACAATTTTACATAATCAATCTACATCAAAAACACTGGCTTTATCATTTAGACGATGATGATATTTATTGTCTTCGCGCTGTAGCCACCGTTAAACAAGCTCAAACGATACAAGAAAACGTTAATTTAATTTATGCATCTGATCTTGATTGGGGCATTTTCGGCTGCCCGATTGGGTTTTGCGTTGCCTTGTATAATAACTGGCTTGATCTACTGATTGAAAGCCACGAAATACCACAACTAAAATTAAGTTGATGATTCAAGCCCATTTAATCGAGTGGGCTTTTTAGTATCAATTAACCAAGGGGAAATATTATGAAAATCAAAGAAAGCGATAAAAAAGCGATACTTTTAAAAATGATGGAGACACTAGAAATTGAGGGTCAAATCATTTTCCAAAATGGTTTTATCCTAAACAAACAAACTTATGGCGGTTATGTAATCACATCAGATTCCGCAACTGAAACAGAAGGCACAAGCGTTGCTTATGGTCTTGACCGGGACGCATTGTTTAACGATTTGCTTAATGATTGGGATGCGTACATAAAAGGGGAAACAAAATGAGCCAGGTTAAATTATTAGAATTTGAAGTCACCCAAATTGAAACACTTGTTTTAAGAAAATATGTCATGGCTGCAGATTATGAAAACGCGGAAATAATCGCGGAAAAGTACGACCCCGAAAACCAATGGCAGGAAATTTCAAGCATATCAAGCTATGAAGCGGAGGAAGCACAATGAAACCATTAGTGACCGAAAACGGAATCATCACTACAGACGAGCCATTATTTATGTGCGTTTGGAATGGCGATGATTACCAAATTCACACACGAATAACACTTTACACAAATTTCCACGAAACTAATCTCTTCGACAACGACGAAGACGGTTGGCACTTTGATGGTTACCACGTAAACGGCGTTAATTTTAATATTTTATTGAAGCGGTTGGAATGTAGCGACGATGGTCAAACCTACCACAACGACAACATGACAATCAGACGCATTAAATAGGGGAAACACAATGAAAAAGATATATTTAGCAGAACTTGAAAACAGCTTAAAGTATTTTTATCGAGCATTTGGCAATACAGAAAAAGAAGCCGTTGACGCATTAAAAAAAGGGATTGAACAAGAAGCCCCTGATTTAAGTCGATATGAAATAATCGTCAATGCGCATATTATTGGCGTTGCCTATTGTGATTACGAACCAATGATCGAGGAAAAATAATGAATATTAACGACACAATGGCTATGAAAATTCGAGATTTTTATCTCGATTACTTCAATAATTATTTAAGTGTTGAGCTAATAGCGGAACATCATTTTATACCAACACATATCGCACAGGAGCTAATTGATTACGGTCGGAAACTTCACGAAAGCAAAGTTAAAAACAGTCGATAAAATAATAAACTAACGCACTAACGCCCGATCATTCGGGCTTTTTGCGTATGAATCAATTAATATCACCTTAAAAGGAGCATCAATGACGCATCAATACATGAAACAGGCGCGAACCAGGTTAGATTTGACGCAAGAACAATTCGCTTTGGCGCTTGGCTGCACAAAACAAACGATCAACGTTATCGAGCGCGGCAAACAAGATTGCAAAATAACAATGCAACTGGCGATTGAATGCCTATTGAGGCGCGCTGATAAATGGCCCATAAATTAGCCTTTTTTGGCCGATTTTTGCCGTTTTTTGCGTGTACCTCGATCTAGTGGCAAATTTGGGCTTTTTTGCCCTTTTTTTGTACCCACCTCGATCTATTAAAGCACCTCGATCTAGTGGCAAATTCAACTGTTTTTTGTACCCACCTCGATCTATTAAAGCAACCAACTATAAACTTAAAGGATTAACACATGCTAAAACTACCAAGAGTAAAAGGCGAAAGGCTTATCATTGGGGAAGACTCCGAACAAATCATATTAGAACACTTTGGATATTCGATTAAAGACGATGGAAGCATAGAAATTATGCTAGGCATCATAGCACCTAATGATTTTGAAATAAGTACATCTTCGGGCATATATAGTAAACCAACGCAGCAACACAACTCTAACGATAGACGGCAAGGCAAGAAATTGCTTATAGCTAGAAATGTGGGTGATAAAGTACATATTGGTGAAAGCGTGAGCGTTCTATTGGCAGAAACGGCTGGGGCTAAAGTATTTTTCGGCATAGACGCGCCCAGACATATTCGCATTATGAGAGAAGAATTACTTACCTAAATCCATAAAGGCTTGGCAGACTTATTAGCTTGCCAGGTCAAACCACCTCGATCTAGCGGCAATTGCCACCTCGATCTATGAAATTACTTACGTTTTCTTAGGTTTTGTACAGTTTTACTCTCATAAATACGAATGCCAAGCCAAATTATTGTAAAAAGGCTGGCTATAGGCGGCAACCAAGCAGTCAAAGACATAATTGCAGTGCTTCCTGCTGCAACATCTAGCATGTTTTTAACTGGATATTGCATAATGCACAGCCTAAAGTAATAGGTAAAAAAAAGCCCAGAAATTAATCTAGGCTATTTGATTTGGTGGACAGTAAACCGACAATAGGGATTACAGCACCTTTTTGATTGACTTGCAACTAAACGTGAACATTATTCACGATTTGTGATCTCTTAATCCAATGCCAATAGCCGCATTTATCATTTCATCGCGCTCTAAATACTTACTCACTAACAAACTAAAGCGCCTCTTCCACACTTTTCTTGACTGAAACAGTGTGACTCCAAGTATTTTGGCTAAATTACGCTCAGTAACTGTACGTGTCCCTTCCCCCGCACAAGCCTCGCAGCGCATTACCTTATTGTCTAGTTTCATTTCGCCAACACCTTTACACCTTTTGCACTTATTTGGCGTTAGGGAGATTTGTAAGGCGTGTAATGACAAAATGGCTATCATTTGCCGGGTTTCGCCCTCACGTAGCTTAAAACCTTGCTTAAAGCCCTCTAAGATAGCCAGTACGTCAAGCTCTGCCCTACTTGATCCGTCTAAACTAAACTTCTCTAACGAATACAAGTACGTGAATCTATCAAGCCGGGTTAAACATGCAGCAACATCATTCGCAGTGATGGAATCGCCACTGGTGGATCGGATTGCTGTAAATCCTGGAGCGCCAGCCGTTAGCATTGCCATCAATTCACTCACTCATTAACCTCGATCTAGTTTCAAGCAATCGTTTAAGGAATTTCTGAATAATTCTTACATCTTTTACGCTAAAATCCTCGTCTAATACAATTGATACAGTGCGCGTCATGTAACCAACATCACCATCCTGTTTAAATAAACCTTCTTTTTCTGTCATTTAAAGATTCCTTTATTGGCAGTTAACATTGCCCGATTCTTTTTTCATGGTGTTTAATGAGAGACTTAAATTCAGCAAGCATTTC